CTCTTATTCATCGCGTCGAGTGCCGTCAGAAGGCAGTCGACATCACCGTCATAGAGCCCTCCAAGGATATAATTGAGGCCGACATCCTGCTCAACGCCGTTCTGCTTCTGCTTTTTGATCGGCTCGATCTCACGGATAAAAGCAAATCCCGCCTTGAACTTGAAAATGTTCCCATTAATCGTAAGTTCCATTACCTGTGCCATCTGTTTTCCCTCCGCCCTTCAGGGCTTCTACGTGAAAACCGGCAGGCCCCATCTGCCTGCCGGTCATGATCCCTATAGGTTCTTTACGCGCCTGTCGCTGTTGTGTCCGCGAAGACATAGGACGCGACGGCCTGCTGCTCCGCTGTAACGGTGATGCCGTTGCCTCCGTCCGGAGCTCCGATGCCATTTGCCGCAAATGTGTAGGAATACTCTGCGAAATCCTCCGCGTTGGACGTCTTCGTCCACTCTGTCAGGTAGCCCTGATAATATGTGCCGGCGAACTTGTTCGCGGTTTCCCTCGGACAGCTCAGATCCGCCTCCCAGCATTCAATGAGCTTGTTATGCAGCATCGCTCTGCGAAGCTTCTCTCCCTGTGTCTCCTCGCCCTTCAGCACAACGGCCGTTCCGGTGATTTCAACGGATACCACGCCGGGCTTCTGGATCGCCCCATCCTTCGTGGCGATGCTGTCGGAATCCGCGCTTGCGCTGTTCTCATTCTCCGTTGTGAAGGCAAGCACCGTGCCGGTATCCGTCGCGGCATCCTCCATCACACGGAAAAGGTAAATGATCTGTTTGCCCTGTACTGCTTCCGCGGATCTTGCTTCATCGCCCGCGAAAAGCTGCAGGTCCATATTGTTGTTATGCATAGCTTTCATGCTGTTCCTCCTTAATGCTTGGGCGAAAATAAAACTTCCGCCTCTACGATCCCGTGCACGAGCGGCACCTTGGTCGTGTTGTCCGGGATGATCCTGCCCGCCACGTTCCTCGTGAGGAAGGAATAGTCCCTGTGCTGCGCGCCCCTGAGCGCTGTTTTGACGGCCATGCAGAGTTCCGAGACCGTCCCCCTCTGGTCCGGCCTGTCATGCCAGACATGGACCGTTACCGGGATGCTCCCGAGGATGACGGATTTCGTCTCCCAGTCCGTCTGATTGAATTCGCCCAGATAGATGAACGGGTACTCCGTCTCAGGCCCGGGGAGCTCCCCGTCGTAGACCATTCCGGGGTATCTTGCCACAAGTTCCCGGCGCACCGCAATAAAGAACGCCTGCTGAGGTTCTATCATGTCCTTCCTCCTTGTCACTTCATGAGCTTCGACAGATCTTCCTTGAAACGTTCACTCTCCTGCATATACGCCGGCCTTACGTATGGCTGCGCGTTCATGAAGCGCGTCCCCCACTCCACATAACCTGCGTAGTTCGTGTGTGGCGCTACTTCAGCTGTCAGACCGTTGTCCATGATCTCGAGTGTGATCGAGTCCGCAAGATTCCCTGTCTGTCTGGGGCATACTGTCTGCGCGACGTCCTGCATCTGGGCTCCGCGGTACTGTACGACCGTCTTCACATCCTCCAGAGTCGCGTTCTTCTTGAGCCGTTCCTGAAGTTCCTCAAAGCCCTCCAGCCTGACTGCTGTCCTCGACATCCTGCTGCCTCCCTTGTATCTCTGAAACGACAAAAACCTGTTTCCGCCTGAGCGTCCGTTCCCAGTCTACCTTATAGGCTTTCCGTCCGATCCTGATGCGGTCGAACGGATCCGTGTAGGCGACCGGCAGGCTCACTGTTTCTGATCCTGCCCGGATGCTGCCATAGACCAGCATCATGCGTTCCTCGCTTGTTGAAATCACAGATGCAAGTTTCCTGACGCTGTGGACCTCCGGCTCCCCATAATTGCCCGTCTCCTCATCATATCCGCCCGGAGAGACGCTTTCGAAGTAGATAGGTGTATCATACCGCATGCCATCCTCCTGTGCCTAAATGAAGCGCACATGCGCCCGCCCTGTGCTGTTCGCGCTCCTCCATGCCTCAATGTCGTCCCGGAACTCCTCGAACGGGTCCTCGCTCCACGACATCGTCTCTCCTTCGACGGTGTGGCTGGCCGTGCCTTCCGATCCGATCCGGTTGAACATCTTGACCGACACAGCAGTCACGATGTATGCCAGCTCTTCAGGGACAGCCGCGCCGATCATGACGCGAAGCCGGGACTCCGCATCGCTCACGATGTCCCGGATCTGCCCATCGATGTCCGGCCATATGCTCTCCGTCGGATCTATCCTGCGCTTTACCCTTACGATGACATCCTCCGTCATGATCCGGCCTTCTTTCCGGATGTCTGACGCGCAGGTCTCTTAGCCGTGTTCTTGGCGGCAGGCTTCCGCTTTGAGGTATTCTTAACTGCCTTTGCCATCGTTCCTGCTGCCTTTGCGGCCGCCTTCGCCGCTGTTGCCGCTTCCCTTGCGGCTTTTTCGGCTTCCATGGCAGCCTGTTCCGCTCCACTGTTCATCGTGCCGCCATCTTCCGTAAGTGCTTCCGGAATAGCGATGAGGGGCCTCCTGAGGGCATTTGCCCCCGTCAGGAGCTCCCGTATCCTCGCGCTCGTCGGCCTGTATCCCTCACGCGGGTATGCATCGCCAGGGCGGTAACGGTGGTATGTCCGGATACCTCCGACGATCTGCATGTCCTGAAGGTCATCGAACATCTTGATCACTACGTACATACTGCCTCCTTTATCCCAGGGCGGCATGACGCCGCCCCGCCTTGATCATATTGTCATCAGACACTCGCCACGTAATACGTCGTGCCTTCCTGGACCGTCGTATCTTCAGTCAGTGTATAGACGCCGTCATTCAGCACATACCAGCCCTGTTCCGTGGGGTTTCCTGTCGGATTCTCAATGGCCGTGTAGGTCGTCGTGCCTTCGCCATCCTCATCATTGCCGTCATCTCCGCCGGTAGCTTCGCCAATCGTGCTCTTGATGACTCCGTCGATCAGTTCCGGGAAGAACAGGACCGAGCAGAAGAGCAGGGTCGTGATGGACGCGTTGTCGGTCGCGATCTGGTGGGTCATACCGACGAATCCAGACTCGTCGCCAGTCAGCTGGAAAGATTCCGCAAGGTCCCCGCCGCTCGCCGGGACATAAGCGCCGTTCAGGTTCTCGATGACCGTGCCGGCCACTTCTCCCGCCTTGAGGCCCGGATGGACGAATGTCTTTCCAAGGCCAAGGAAATTCTCGACATACGTAAATCCGAACGCATTCTGTACCGTGATCGTAGCGTTGGCCAGGTACGGTGCGATGTCGTCCGTGCTCACGAAATAAATCGGTGTCCCGTCGGTATCGACGAACTTCTTCTGAAGGGCAGCCCAGACATTCGCAAGCGCTCCCTGGAGGTCCATCCCGGCCGGTGCAGTACCTGTTCCCATGCTGACCATATTGAAGAAGTCAGCCTTGATACCCTTGCGGATCTCCGCGATCAGCTTCTCGTCCGTCCTGTTGATCGCACGGTCGCGGCCATACTTCTGGATGGATTCCGCAGTTACCTGCTTGCGGTACTTGCCAAGGCCGAGCTCCTTTGTCGCCGCAAGCTCGCGCTTCACCTTGGACAGTCCGATCGTCTCGCCCTCGGCGACCTGTTCAGCGACAGTGACCGTCTCCGTATAGAGCTTGATAAGCGTGCCCGCTGCCATCGGCGTCATTTCCGTGACCCCGAGGATCTCCATCAGGGTGTTGATGTTCTCGGAAATTCTGGACGTGAAGTCGATAGAAATCGCCGGTGCAAGGTCGCTCGTTGTTGTCTCATTCTCCGGGACCGCGAAAAGCTGCAGATCCATAAGATATTTGTTCTTCATACTTTTTCCCTTTCCGCATCACTTGAAAAGATGCATGTTTTCCTTGATCAGCCGCTGCCTTTCGGCAGGGTTCTTTATTTTCATGATGTCCTCTTTCGTCAGAGTAGCTGCACCGCCGGCCTTCTTCGGATTGCTTCCACTGGCCTTCATGGCCGCCTTTACGCCCTTGTTGACCGCTTCATTGTAGAGCTTCACGAACTCGTCTACATTAGCCTTCGTCTCGTCCGCTGTCTCCGAGATCAGGTGGGCGACGAGCTTTGACGACACGTTGATGCCCGCATCCTTCAGGATGTCGGAAGCCGTGGAGATCATGTCAGCGCTCTGCTTTTCCGCTTTCAGCTCAGCGAGCTCCTTCTTCATCTGCTCGAATTCCGCGTCACGCTTCTCCGCCGCAGTCATATTCTTGAGCTTCTCGGCCTCCGCTGCCTGCTTGGCTTTCTTATCCGCTTCCTTACGCTCCCGCGCGCGGCGCTGCTTCACGATTCGGTCGATGT